ATGAATATCTGCAAAAACATCTTTTCGCTGGACCAGGAAGCCAAGCTGCGCGCCTATGCTAGCTGGCACCAAGCGCTGGATGATTGCACGCTTCGAAAAAATTGCCCGGATGCCTACCATGAGGAGCTCCTGCGCCTTGCGGATGAAATGGACAGGCTCGGCGTAATCAATTGGCAAGAGTGGAAGGAGTTGCGAATCGAAGCTGACCAGGCCTATTTACGAGCTGTTGCAGGCGCTGATTACCATGGATGATTTGGGGTCTGCTATGGCCTCCGCAGTTCGTTAGAGCTGGGGAAAGGGCTTAGGCATTGCTGACAGCTCGATTGATCACCTTGGCAAACGTTCGTTACGACTGATTGGAGCGATTGCTTTTGGCGATAAGCGGCCGCCGACACGATACTCCGGATGCAAGCGTTGTGTTGAGCGGTCGGATGTTGCCTGTCTTAATTCGGGTTACGACGCAAAACGTTCGAATCCCTCCTCCTCAGCAAAATTCAGTAACCGCGAGCCCCTGATTGTCCGATAGAAAGTCGGGGGTTTGTTGTTTTCGCCGTCTGAAAAAAAGCCCATATGGGACAGACGCGCTTTTTGGTGCGAAATAAACTTCGCAGAAAAATATGCCTCGTCTAATCTTGTTGGCAGGAACGTATAGCTCTCCAAGCTTTCATCCAAGGACGATCCAAATGCCAAATAATTCGGATTCCAATATCGCCACTGCCGATGCGCTTACGCTGCTGCTGCACAACCAGCATGCGCTGGGTGCGGCAATCGAAGAGATCATTCATTGGATTTCAAGGGATGGCGCAGACACCGTGGCTGATAACGCCGCCGCCGCTTTGGAGACGCTGGATACAAACGCAAAAGCAATCACACATGCGATTACCCAGCTACGACAGGTTTAAGCCACCGGTACATAGTGATCGGCCAGGAGCAATTAGCCGCTGATCCGCTTAATGGGTCGTGATCGATGATGACTCAACCGGCGTGAAAAAAGTCTGGGTCTAATACAAGCTCGCGAAGCGGCTTCAAACGCTCTTCGGCATCTTTGGCTTGGGATCGGGAAAGCTCCGCATCTTCCTTCGATCCTTGCGCTTCTGCCAGATCGCCCATTTGACGAAGCAGCATGATCCTTTCTTCAATCGCTCTAAGCGCGTCCCACAGCCCGGTATCGATCGCGGCGTTGACCTCAGCAATTAGGGTCTTTATCGAAAAAGCATGTCCCGTGTGGCAGCGAAATCTGACGATCGATCCTTCCTTTATTTGCACCAAAACTCCGTGACAATCAGGACATGTGTAGTTTGAGATATTCCCTATATTCATAACGCCAGCTTCTAAGCCGTTGCCGTGTTCACTAATGCTCGTTTCGATCAGATGGCGCTCGTTCAAGGGGCCTGTAACCATTTGCTCCATTGGCAATCTAACCCGCGTTGCAATCTGATTCGCCAGCTCCGCGAGCGTGCCTACGAAGTCTGTTTCCACGTGCTCTATCGCACTGCGGGGCATGGAATCATAAGTAGCTTCAGAAGGATCCTGCACGAGTGCCGTACCGTTTCTATCCTTTATTGCCCAAAGGCCCGCAGTTCCGTCGTCCAGTGCGCCGGTCAATATCACGCCGATCACCCTAGAATCATAAGCGACGGACGCTGATCTAAAGAGCACATCGATAGCTGGACGAACTCTGCATTCCTTGGGGCCGCGGGTGAGACGAACACCTTCCTCCGTCAAAAGCAGATGGTGATCAGCGCTGGCGACGTAGACGGTTGAGGTTCTAAGAGACTGATTGGCTTGGACCGAAACGACCTCCATTCTGGTTTCTCGAGCAAGTATTTTGCTCAACTCACTTGGAGAGTGTGGAGGAATATGTAACACGACCAAGAACGCTGCTCGCAAGTCAGCAGGTAAATAGCGAAATAGGCTTCTCAACGCTTCGACTCCGCCGGCAGAAGCACCAATAACAATAATCCGACCCCGGCTATCGAGCTGCATCCAAAACCACCTCCCTTTACCAAAGCACTACGCCAAATAACACCCGTCATAGTGGAAGGCGATGTTCTTCAAAACCGGGCGTAAATTCGATTGAAGCGCGACTAGCGCTCAGTGTTTCTTCCGGAATTTAGCCCTCGCCTGGTCCCAAGCTTTTTTACCTTCAAGACTTTTCGCATCAGCTGCAGCGCGCGCTTTTTGAAACGCGATCATGGCTTCAGGCGAATCTGCCGCATGAGTGAGCAGCTCATAAGCTATGGCGTTTAGGCGATCTGCCTCTTGGAATAACTCGTTGGTGCGATCAGTGGCCTCATGCCATGCGGAAGTAGTTTGCGGATTTTTCATCATCGTCCTGACGCCTCATTCGGCCTCCAGTTTGAAAGGAGCGGCTTTTCGATCCTTGGGGGCATACTTCCATTTATGGACTCAATTTGACTTGAATACAATGGACGCGGAATCGCAGTTCCACCTCGTTCGCAGCCCATCTCCTGCCTACTTCGCTGATCAACAGAGTCCTGCAGCGAACCTCCTTAAACGGAGAGGTAAAGCGCCTGGCATCATTTGTATTTGGTGAAGCCGCTTACGAGTCTCGCCATAATAAATCTCCCGATAATCAAGTTTTTTGGTTACGTCGGGTCTCGACTGGGTATGGCCGTTGACGTCTGCTACGTTTCACGCCGTTTATATTCAAAAGGCTCCCACACCTTGCCCCGGTGTGGGGGCCTTTTTCATGCGCCGTGGAAACCAGGCGTCCCAGGACTGGTCTACCATCCTTCTACCGCTTGGCTCACTGCAGCCAATCATTTTGTTTAGGATGCCCATGTGCGTTTATGAAGGTCTGGCCACCGTAACCGTGTTGGCCCTCTATGAGGGGCAGGAGCCGGCCGAGCGAACAAGTCTCGAATTCCCGGTGCGCCTGGTTAACGTGGGCTCCGGTCGTGTCCGCGTCGAATTGCAACATTACCTGCGAGGCCCCAAGGAGGCCAATGCGCTACGGGTGATGCTGCCGCATGGAACAATGGTGCAGGGGTTCATAGTCGACGGGTCTAACGAACCCACCGGCGGCTGGCTGCTGATCGACGTCGAGCAGTACGAATTGGCGCTTGAGCAACTGGGCACCCTGAATGCATGGCAATGGCAATGAATGGAGATGGCGGATACGCCGCGCTGAACCTGCCGCGCTTGGTACAGGTGCGGGCATGGAAACTGCTGGAGGCAAGCACCGTGGCCGACGCGTTGCACGCGGCCGGCCGTGCCGTGGGGTTTGCCCTGGGCACTGAGAACGAAGGCGCTTGACGCGGGGTGATCGAAGGCTTGTACATGATATTTGATCGCGCCTTACAGGCGCGCCAGCGGGAATTGAAAGATGATCGGCGAAGGCATTCATAAGGAGTGTTGCGCGCATCGGTTGAACAGCACGCTTTGCGTGACTGCCTCGTGATCAAAGTCGATGGCGGCCCCCCACTGGGGCCTATCGATTCGTGTGGACGGAAGCCGGGGATGCAGGCCACCGGTGCGCTCGCGGCGTGAGCCGCTGCGCACCTGTACCTGTTTGACGGGCGTGGGCCGTTTTGCAGAAAGCGTGGGCATTAACGGTTCCAGTGTGGCGTTATGAGCAGATTTACGCCTTAGCTCTCCCTCTCACAGGTGACGTGAGGTCAAGGCAAAACGACTCAGAGCGCCTCCTGCAGAAGCACTATCCCGGGCAATGTCTATTCACTGGCTCCGTCCTCGCCCTCAAGCGCAGTTTTCCGTGCTGCATTGAACATTTGCCCGGCGCTTTTGATCCACTCATGAAAGACAGAGCGTGCGAGCGACATGGATATAGTGAGAGACATTGTTGTGATCGGCGGATCGGAGGGAAGCTTTCTCCCTCTGCGTCAAATTCTTTCAGGGTTACCTGCGGACTTTCCCGCTGCGGTATTGATCGTTGTGCATATAGGCTCTTCCAGCCCCAGGCTGCTCGCGTCGATATTCGACGCTTGGTCCGCGTTGCCGGTTGTCTATGGAGACGACGATATACCCATCGAAGCGGGCCGTGTCTACCTTGCCCCGCCTGGAAAACATCTTGAAGTCGTAGAACCGGGAGTCTTGCACCTCAGCGATGGACCAAAACTGCATTTCTCAAAACCTGCCGTAGACCGGTTGTTTGGCACAGCCGCAACGGTATACAGAGAACGAGTCGTCAGCTTAATTCTCTCCGGTAATGGCAGGGACGGCGCCGCCGGTGCTGCCGCTGTGCGGGCGGCCGGTGGGGTTAGCCTAGTGCAAGATCCGGGCGATGCGGTGGTGCCCAGCATGCCGGTCACGGCAATCGAGATAGATCACCCGGACAGCTTGGTTCGCACCGACGCGCTAGTGGAGGCGCTGATTCATTCCGTGAAGCCACTAGAGCTAACGAGACCCGGCGTAGATGACGAATGTTCTCCTGTCGACCGCTGACTGCGTTGTAGTCTTGTTCACTGCATGCGGATCAGTGGCGTACTGATTGCGTTAACGATCGTCGTACATTTCTCTGAATCTTTTGCGACCCGCAAACTCATTTAACTATGAGCAATAGGAGGTCCCGTGACTCAAGCCGATCTGTATGTCATCGATTACCAACTTCATGGAAAATCGAGGAGCTTTATCATCAGAACTAAAGTGATGAACAACGCCGAGGCTTGGCAGTGGGCAAGCTGTGACGCCGGCCTTACGCCCATACCCAGGCCGGGCCGTCCGCCACTAAAGCGCTTTTCCAAGCCGATGGCCGAACGCTTCGGCGTGACTGACGTGAAATGGCGAGGATCGGTATCGGTTGTGTGGGAGGAAGACCACGCGTAAATAGTCGATACCGAAACCTTACTCGGAAGTAGTGGTGCCCCCGCCCACCGCTCTGCCGTCCAGCACAGGCATCGGGTCGATTTGAATACCCGTTAGGATGGAAATCCACGCTGCATAGGCTTGCTTCTGACGAGCGACCGCCTCATCCCAACGACTTCCAAAGATTTCGTGTGAAACGACCAGCATCATGAGCTGATTGGTGGTTGCATCAAGATCGAGCAACAGGTGATGGGCATTGAAACGAAAATCATCAGTCGAGGGCATGACGTCATACTTCGTGGCGTGAGTGGGTAAAGCGCATCCCTGCCATCCATATGACATCATTATGACAGCATTTAGAGAACATAGTCGTTCGGTCAGACGATCGGCTGTCAGGGCAGTTGACTATCAATCCAGCATTCAGCGGCCGCCATCGCCTCCGCCAGCGCACTCGGGTAATCCGGCCACGGGCCTGGCAGCTCGGCGACCGTGTCGGCGAGACCGTGTACCCCACTCTCTGCCACCACATGCGCCGCTGTCGGCGATGGATCGTTGGGCCTGTCCCAATCAAATTTTACGACTAGCTTATGGCCGCGATATTCATGCGTGATGGGAACGTCTAAGCCATGGGACATCTCTCGAACCCTTTGCGGCTGATCAATGCATTCGAGTTTTAACGCAATTGAGCAAGCAGCACTATCGTGGCGCTTCGCTATCGGAGCGGAGCGTGCCTCCTCGCCGAGCTCCGGACGGAGTAAGTAAGCCCGAGACTCATCAAAACAACCCGCCCAACGATTCTGGCGCCCAGTTCATGATCACCAGCTCACCGCTCACCTCGGCTTTGCCTTGCCGCTGGTTGGTTGTGGTGTAGCGGATGTCTAAGGTTTCGAAGTGGAAGCCGTCGAACACACGGCGGATATCTGGGTGGTCGTTGATACTGACCATCACCTTACCTTTGCAGCGGCGCATGAAGTCGGCCATCCGCTCATAGTTCTCGAATGGAAAGTCCACGCCATAGCCGGCGGTCTGCCAATAAGGCGGATCCATGTAGTGGAACGTGTGAGCACGGTCGTAGCGTTCAGCGCATTCTAGCCAGGGGAGGTTTTCGACGTAGGTGCCGGACAGGCGCTGCCACGCAGCCGAGAGGTTTTCCTCGATCCGCAGCAGGTTGATGGCGGGTGCGGTGGTCGCCGTTCCGAACGTCTGCCCCGAGACCTTGCCGGCGAAGGCGTGGTGCTGCAGGTAGAAGAATCGGGCGGCGCGCTGGATGTCGGTGAGGGTTTCGGGACGGGTCATTTTCTGCCATTCGAACACCTGCCGCGAGCTGAGCGCCCATTTGAATTGGCGCACAAATTCTTCGAGGTGGTTCTGCACGACGCGGTAAAGCGTGACCAGGTCGCCGTTGATGTCGTTCAGGACTTCGACCGGCGATGGTTGGGGCTTCATGAAATAGAGCGCGGCACCGCCGGCAAAGACTTCAACGTAGCATTCGTGTGGCGGAAAAAGCGGAATAAGGCGGTCGGCCAGGCGGCGTTTGCCGCCCATCCAAGGGATGATGGGTGTAGACATTGAGAGCAAGACCTTTACTGTATGGATAAACAGGTGCTAGGCTCGCCGCGCTTTGTGCACGGAGCAAGAGCCTTGGCTGGACTTGCAGGGACCATCTGCAGGGACGGCGGTCGATCCGGATGTTGACGCATCTGGACCGGCCGCTCTTTTTCACTTCGGTGTTGAGACTTCTTTGGCGTATGCCTGACAGGCCGCGAGGGCAATTAGGCCCCGGTCGCCGTCATCGGTGACGCCGATAATTCGTTGAGCATGCGCTGGGTCAAGTTCGGCTCTTGTGGGGTCATGAACCACGCCGCCGGTGGCGGTGGTGGCTGACAACGATCCGTTGCCGGCGCCGGTGGTGGCGTCGAGTAGGACTGACAGGCGCAGATCAGCAGTGGCAAGACGGCCGCGCAGGCGACCTTGATCACGTTGGACATCGCTCAAGGCTCGATAATGGGTCTGTTCGCTGGTAGCCAGGCGCTGCTCGAGCGCGAGGCGTTTGTCCTGTTCGGCACGCTGCTGTGCGGCCGAGGCCAGATTCAGTTGGTTGAGGGTTTCGGTGTGGAGTCGGGCCTGCTCTGCGAGCTGTTTGCCGTAGCGCCAATCCTGTACTTGCCAGGTAATGGACGCAGAACCACCGCCCAAGACGACCAGCAGCACGCCTTTCGCCAGCAACCGATACGGCGCCGGGATCAGTTCGCCGAGACGCATAGCACCGCCCTCGCCCGCCCCCACAACTCCAACCGATCCTGCAGGCCGTTGAGACCGCCGTTGATCCTGCGGGTGATCGTGTTGAATTCGTTTTGATCGGCCAGTGCGTTCAGCCCATTCACTGACCAGAACCATGCAGCCGACTCCGCGGCCCACTGCGGCAGCTCCAGCAATTCAGGCGTGCGCAGCAATCGCTCGTCACCGAACAGCGCCAAGCTGCAACGCAGGTAATTGTCGTGGCCAGTGACCTGGATCAGGCCGCGACCGCGATAGCGCTGGCCATCACCATCCGCCACCGGTGTGTTGCCCAGTTTCGCTGCCAGGTTGCCGGTGTCGTATTTGCTCAGGTACTGGTCGCCGCCCAGTTCCCGGACGTACTGCAGCTGACCCGACTCGTGACCGACTTGCGCCAGAAACGCGGCTTGGCGTTTCGGCGTGTTGATCTGCCGGTGGGCCATGGCTGCGTTGAGGGCGGAGACAAAAACGCCCGCTTGGCGGCGGGCGTTGGGCATGATGCTTTGCAGCTGCTTTTCAGTGATGGACATACAAACTCCAGACATAAAAAAACCGCACTCAGGCGGCAATGGGATGTGGTTACTGCTTCTCGATGTTCACCACCTTGAGGGGTGGTTTCGGCCCTTTCTTTTTCTTGCCCTTGGATTTACCGGCTTTGCCGGCATTGCATTCGACCGTGGTCGACCAGCCGGACTGGGTGAACACCTGCTCGACAGAATCCGCCAGGTATTCGCCATCAAGCCCGACCTTGAAACCCTGAGCGATGATGGGGCGCTCGGCGAAGATGTCCGTCCGGCCCGGCATCTCAAGCCGCACATCAGCGGTCGAGCGGTTGAACGCTGAAAGACGGGCCTTGGCCGCCGCTTCTGCAGCCGTTTTGTTCGGGTAGATATGGCGGTCGGTATGCACTGCCGGCAGGCCGTCCGGTGCGTCATCGTTGTCGATGGTGACCACCGCGAGCTTGCCGTTCTTTTTGTCCTGATGCTTGGTGGCCACCGCCTTGTGCGAATTGCGATCACCGAGACTGAATTGCCAGCGACTGAGGTCGCGTCGGGTCAGGGTAATAGCGCCAAACGTCTTGCCGCTGGCTGTCTGACCACCTTGACGCGGCATCACCAACAGCTTGCCGTCGGCGACCTTGGCTGTGCAGTCGTATTGCTTGGCCAACCGGGTGATGAAGTTGAAATCGGACTCATTGAGCTGGTCGACCCGGGCGACTTTGGTCGACACCGGACACACCGGCGTCCAGCCATTGCGCGCGGCCACGTCAGCCACGATCTTCGACAACGGCACGTCTTCCCAGCTTCCGCTACGGATGGTCTTGCCGCTGCCACGCATGTCGCTGGCCTTGCCCTTGATCACGATCGTGTCCGGCGGGCCTGACACCTCGACCGTGTCGACGGTGTAACTGCCCATACGCGTCAAGGTCGTTTCGGCATAGCCCAGGTAGATCTCGATTGAGCTGCCACGCCGTGGCAATTGCACTTGCCCATCACGGTCGTCGATACGCAACTCAAACTCGTCGGACTCCATGCCCGGCTTGTCAGAGGTGCGCAGCAACAACAGCCGATCATTGATCTTGGCTGTGACGTCGGCCCCATCGGCGACGATTCGAAACATCGGAGTCATGGATTTTTCCCAATAAAAAACCCGCACAAGGCGGGCCAGAAAAACAAGGTGTCGTTACGCGTAACGCGACGCGGCGCCGGCGAAGGCATCGCCCCGGGTCAATCCCACAAGCTGACGCCTTCATTGGTCGGGCTGGGCAGATCCGGCAGGACGATGATCACGCCCAACCGGAACGGCTGAGGCTCATCGGCCAGCCCCTGATTCGCATCGAGCACAGCCTCGACGCTGCCATTCAGATGGCCGTAAACGTTGTTGCAAATGACATCGAGCATGTCGCCGTCAGACGTCCTGCATGTCGTCGCCATAACGCTCAAACTCCAAAGTGAACCCCTGTTTGCGAGCAATCCCGCCGTGCAGCAGTGCGGACTGTTCCTCGTTGATGTTTTTCAGGCACCACGTCCCGATCACCTCGCCATAGCCCGTGGTCAGGGTCAGCGGTTGCAGCCTGGCCCCGATGGAACGCAGCGTGTCGAGCTGCTTTAAACCGCCTTTGAAGCCCGGATAGACCGTGCCCTTGAGCGTCAACTTTTCATCGCCCATACCGATGGCCTGCTTCGCCGGGCGGCGCGTCAGCCGCTCCTGCGAAGCCCAGCGGAATTCGGTCGAACGGCTCAGCTCGTCGAAAGCGGCCGTGTCCAGGTTGAAGTAATACGGCTCAATCTTCGGATCGCGCGGCTGAATGATCATCAGATGCGGGAACGGCTTCACCGCCTCCGGCGCCGGCGTGGCCTCCACAGCAAAGGAACTGGTGGGCACGATGTTGGCCAGCGACGGACTGACCTTGCCGGCAACGTTGTTGATCGCCGTGGCCGCCTTGCCCGCCTGTTCCTTCAATGTACCCAGCCGCTCCTGCACTTCGGCCGCCGCCCGGGTGGCGCGGCCGTACACCGCCGCCACCTGACCGACCTTGGCCTGAGCCGCGTCGACGCCGCGCATCACGCGCTGAAGTTTGGCGCCGATGGCGGGACCGACAAACGGGATATTTTCCAGCTCGGACGCGGCGCCGGTCAGTTCGCGGATCGCACCGTTGACCGGGGTCAGCATGCCGTCAGCACTGCGCCGCCCGGTCTCCGCTGCCTCGACCAAATACTTCAGGCTCGATTGCATTTGCTCCATGTAAGCCATGAAACCTCCTTAGATATGGGGTTCGTCGTACAGCTTGGCGGCGTTACTCCTCGCCGCGTCCGCCATCATTCGTTGCATGTGCGGCATCAAATCCTGCGCCAAGGTTTGCGGGTCTTTGACATCGCCCTGCACGGTCACCGGCATGCTCAGTGAATACTGAAACTGCTGATCCACCTTGGTCGGCTCCGCGTTCGCCGGCTCCTTGGGCTGGATGGCCAGCGCCGCCGACTTGAGCGGCGCCGTCACCGCCATCGAGCGCGCGACATCCCCCAGCACCGGGCCTTGCTGCGCCGCTGAAGCCATCATGAGCGGCGTTACTGGCACCGGCGCCTTTGCCGTTTGCTCGGGCTTTTCATCCTCGCCGCCGAACAGCGACTTACCCAACGACCCGCCCAGCGCCGCGCCGCCCTGACTGCCGAGATAGGCACCGATCAGGCCGCCGATCGCGGTGCCAATGATCGGCACAACCGAACCGATGGCGGCGCCTGCTGCTGCGCCTGCCATCGTGCCGGCGAGATTGCCCGCAGCCGCACCGTAGCCCTCGGCTTTTTCGTCCTTGGTCTTGGCGTTTTGAAAGGTTTCAAAAGCCATCGCGCCGGACTCCAGCAGCGTGCCGCCAGGAATGACCTTGGCCGCCTTGCCGACCTTACCGACGGTTCCTGCGACGACGCCGAGCTTGGACAATGCCCCACTTTGAACGGAAGGGACTGATGGCGATGGGATCGAAACAGGGGGACGAGGCACAGACGGGCGCGCCCCCCTCGAACTCGGCAACGTTCGGCGCCGAGCGCTTCGGCTTGATCCACGTCCGCGTCGGCGCGATTCGCCCGGCGCATCCACACCGCCACCTATAGCGCCGGCATTAACGACGAAAACCTTTTGGACGCCGTCGTTACCTGCATCATTTGCAGCACCAAGGCCACCGCCTGTAGCCGCTTCCTTCACCCGCGAAACAACATCCAGGCCAGTCGCTACCAGATCAAGCTCACCGGAATTTTTATTGCGGGTTTCGCTACCACCCCGACCACCGCGCGACCCTCGCGCAAGGTTTAGCAGCCCCTTGCTGATCTTGATCGTGCTGAAGATACCTTTTAAGGCGATCAGCCCCGCCCCGACCGTGGCGATACCGGCAACCACCCCGGGCGCGCTATCTGTCAGCGACGTAATGCCTTTAGTAACCTTGGTCAACGACTCGGCCACGGTGTCCGTCACCGGGCGCAGCGCATCGCCGATGCTGCGCATGGCGTCATCCATCGACTGGGCCATTTCCGCCCATTTCTGCGATGACGACTCGCGCCGCTCGGCGAGGTTCTTGTCGAGGATCCCGGTGGCGTCACGCGAATCGTTTTTGAGCTGGCTGTACAGCGCCTTGTTCTGCATGTAGGCCGACAGCGCGGCCTTGACCTGCATATCGGCGAACAGGTCGCCGGTGCGCAGGGATTCTTCCAGCGAGGCCATCATGGCCTTGGCCTTTTCGGGATTGGCTTCTTTGCTGATTTTGGACGTCGCTTCGGCCATGGCGGCCGCGCGCTTCGGATCCGTCGCCTGAATGTACTTCTGAGCCAGCGCCATACTGGTCTCAAGCGTCGACATACCGTTTTGCAAACCGGTCTGCATCGATCCCTTGTAATCGATCCCGGCTTTTTCGTAAGCCTTGACCGTATCGGTCGAACCGATTTTGCCCATCCAGTTTTTCAGGTTGTTGGCCGCTTCGTCCGAACTGCCGGCCTGCTTCATCTGCACCTGCAACATGGCGCCCAATTGCGTCACTGCATCCAAGCCAGTGATGCCGTTGCTGGCCATGTTGGCCAACAGCTCCGGAAACCACTTGGCCATGTCGGCCGCTTCAAAGCTGCCCGCCTGTCCTTGGTACGCAATCGCCTCCAGCGCCTGCTGCATCTGCTTGGGGTCGGTGATCTTGGCGTTCTGCCCCAGGGCGTTGATCATCTTCGCCGTGTCGACACCGCTGGATCCCTGCCCCACGACAAACTTGGCCGCGACAGGCGCGTACTCCAGCGCCTTGCTCAGGTCCATACCGGCACCGACCAACTGATTGACCACGTCGGCCACATCGTTGCGCGCCATGCCGGTGTCGCGTGAAGTGTCAATAATCTTGCGCGACATCTCCTGCTCTTGCGGCTTGTTGGCAATGCCGGCCTTGATCGCGATGTCACGCACAATCGCGCCAAAATCTGCGCTGACCTTGGTCGGTAACGCCATGGCACCAACACCGACCACCGCCGCACCGACAGCGCCCTTCATGCCCTTTACGCCAGAATCGATCTGCTGATGCCCCTTGGCTTTCAGCTCGGCTTTGTTGGCCGTCTGCCCCATCGAGCGATAGGCTTTTTCCAGCCGGCCGACCTCAATCCCCTGCTTTTTCAAGCTGTCGAGGTTCGAGTTCAAGCGGTTGAGTAATTTGGAGGCGCCGGCAGCGCCAGTGTCGTGAGCCTTTTTCCATTCTTCGCGCAGGCGGATGGTGTCGCCAATCGTGCGCTGCAGCACGCGCGCTTTATTGCCTTCTGCCTCGAGGCGCTTGATGCGCCCGGTCACGTCCTTGAACGCAGCGCCGACTGTGGAACTGACGGCACCGCCGATCACCAGCCCGAGGGCGAGTTTGTTTGCCATGTCATGGCCCTCATGTGCCCAGCACTACCGATGGCGACTCAATCCGTGAGCCACCACACCATATCCGCGAACGGCATCGACTGGATCTCGGCAGCGGAAAATCCGGTTTCCGCCGCCAGACGTTTCGCCGCCGACTTGATAACGCTCGGGTTAAAGCCCGTCATCGTTGTCCATGCGAAAATAGCCGGCCTGCAAGCGGTTAAAATCCACCAGCTTCAGCCCCTCCAGATCCGCGACGGGCGCACCGGACAACGCGGCAAACAACACCAGCTCGCGCTGTTCGTCATCGCCACCCACTTCACGGTTGGCCGCACGCACGTCGCCCACGGTCGGCGAACGCAAGGCCAGCTTGTCGACGGTCACGCCGTTGATTTCACTCGGACACGACAGCGCTACCAGCACCTGATCGGTGGTCAGCGACAACCACGCCGGCATCGAGTCCGAATAATCGGTTTTCGGTACCAGGTGCGAATATGCCGTTTGCACACGGCGGTAATCCGTCAGCTTGAGGCCTTCCAGATCCTTCAGTCCGACTTCAGCGAGACCTGCGAACAGCATCAACTCGCGCTGTTCGTCGTCGCCGTTGGCAGCACGGTCTGCTGCGCGCACCTCACGCACGGTCGGGTTACGCAGGTTCAGCGTCTCGACGTCGATGCTGTTGGCTTTGCTTGGCCGGGTCAGAGTCACGACCGCGCCGAGCGCACTGAGCGACAGCCAGGCCGGCAGGTTTTTAGCGATTGCTTGAGTCATCTGAATCTTTCCTTACAGGCCGAGCGCCTGGCGCACTTCGAGGAGTTGGTCTTTGCCGTCGATCACCTGAATGCCGGCGACCATGTCGATCTCGTACATCAGGCGCCCGTCGATTTCGAGCTTGTAGTACGTGACCGCAACGGCGTGTTTGATCTCGGCAGCATCGCCCGCTTTCCAGTCACCGAGATCGACCTCTTTGAGGCGACCACGCAGGGTGGCAACGACCGCTGTCACCGCGCCCTTTTGGCCCTTGAAGGCACCTCGGAACGTGGCGTTGAACGCCGTGCCGTCAGCCAGGCCGAAGTATTTGAGCGACTCGCGGCGCACGCCCTTGGTGACAAACGAGGCTTCCATTTTCTCAAGCCCCTGATCCATCTCGATGGGGCCGGCCATGCCGCCGCCACGGTATTCGTCGGTCTTGGTGGTCAGCTTGGGCAGCGTCAGGCTCGGCACGTCGCCGGAGAAGTTCACGCCGTCGACGAACAGGTTGGTGTTGTACAAAGTCTGAGGAATCATTGGTTACGCCCCCTTAGGCTGCTTCAAGCACTTCGGTCATCCACTGATCGGTGACTTCGAAAAGGAAATTCGGGTTTTCTGCCGGCGGCACGTCGGTGAAACGGATGCGCCAATACACTTTGCCCTGGGCGATCTGGCTGGCCGTGTTCAGTTCGGTGTCGGGGAAGACTTCAAAGTTGATGATCGCGCCCTGAGCTTTCAGGTCGGCCATGAACGCGTTGAGACCGTTGGTAACATCGGTCACGTAAGTCTTGGTGATCGAGCGGTCGACCGCCCATTTGTGCCCGGCCTGCACCGCGTCCATGAGGATGAACAGCGTGCGAACGCGGGTAACGAATGCCCACTTCGGATCGCTCGACAGCGTGCGGTTACCCCACAGGCGATAACCGTCGTCGCGAATGATCGTAGTGATATTGGCGTTGTTGAGCAGGTTGGCCCGGCAGGTCTCGTCGCCGTCCAGGTACTCGACCGCGCGGCCGGTGCCGGTGATGCCGGTCAATTCCTTGTTCGATGGCGAAGCCCAGAAACCGTATTCAGCATCCGTCCACGCAAACAGGCCTGCTGCCCATGCCGAGCCGGGCGCGTCGACCGTCGAACTGGTGACGGTGTCCCAATACTTGACGCCCGGGTCGACCATGAACAGGTTGCGACTGCCGAAGTTATCGGCGTAGGCCATGGCGGCCTCATCGGTCGTGCCCGGGCCGTCGATGATGCCGATGGCTCGCAGTTTCTGCGCCAAGCTATCGAGCGCCGTGGCCACCGCCTGAGTCGCTGTGTGACCCGGCGCGATCAGTAATCGCGGCTGCGCGTTGAACAGGCTTTTACCGTCGAGCAGAGCCTGCAACCCGGTGCGCTGACCCGAGGCCAGAACGCCGCCGATGATCGCCGAGGTCTGCAGCGCGGCGTCTTCCAGCTTGGCCACGCCGATGGCGACGATCACCGCTTTGGCCTTGACGTAGATGGCCTGACAGGCCTTGGTGATCGCCGAGTTGGGGCCGAAAGCGGCGATGGCTTCGCGCTCGGTGGTGATCAACTTCAGCTCGCCCGCCTTGGCCGTGCCACCGCCGAGAACGCCAGGTGTGAAGGTATCGCACAGACCGATAATCGACGACGACGGCAGCGAGATGGTGCGCGCGCCAGTGTCGACCGACGTGGTCGTAACGCCGTGAAAGAAACTCATAAGGGTCAGTCTCCAGAAACGAAAAAGCCCCGCATGAGCGAGGCTGTGAGGGTGTTCGTGTTACGCGTAACGGAAAAGAAAACGCCCCGTCAGTGCGGGGCGTTTATTGGGTTTGGCCGGCGATCCAGTCCGGCGCAATTGGACGATTTTCTACCGCCGGAAAATCTGGCGATTGCGGCCAGTCACGCAGGGCCTGCATGTAAACCAGCAGATCGTTGAATTGCTCCGCCGTCAGCGTGGTTACCTCGGAAATCTCGAGCTGGTCACGGTGGCGCTCGCGCATCCACAGCACCGCAGATAGCTCTCCGTCGCGCCATGCTCGCTCCAGAGACTCCAGATCATCCACAGGAGCCGGAGCGTCGATTAGATAGGGCAAACCCTTCTCGTCGTGCGCTCGGATCTTACCGGACGGAGGATTGCTGATAACCAATTCGCACAAAGCATCAGAAATTTCGACCGCGTCCGCTGGCATCGAAGTATGAAGCCCATGCAGATAAGTGCATCCGGTGGTTTGGCTGTAATAGCGCTTCATGTTGGCCTCAATTTCCGATAGCAAATATTTTACGAGCCACCCAGCCGGTAATGTGGGCATAGGTGCTAGAGCTGACACTGAGCAGTGTGAAGTTATCAATACGGCAGGTTGCGAAGCCATTACCATTATTTGACTTGCCCGTACTGCCGATCACATGCCAGCACGCATTGGGAAATGCTAGCGTCCAAGGCCCGGTTACATCCTCTGCAAACCCTTGGGAAATTTGCCCTGTATTGTTGGTCAACCACTGAATGATTATCCCGCCCAGCCATGACGGGAAGACGATATAGCCATTTTGACCTTTCAGAATCGAGAATCCCCAGCGCAGCTTCTTCGGTGTCACGATCGTAGCATCATCGGTGCCCGCATCGGTCTGCACCTGCGTGGCGATCTTCGCTGTACCCAGCTTTATTTCCGTGGCCTGCGTCGCTAGAGCCGCGATTGCAGCAACGTCAATATTTCCCTGATTGATTGGTGCGTTCCACGCTTTAATACACCACATTACCGCCAAGTTACGGCCGCGCGTTTCGTTAGCAGTTCGCGCCACCCTGGAAGCGTCAAACGTCATATTGATCACGCCGGAGGAGGCAGTTCCGTTCGGAAGCTGTGTCCCGCCATTCGCCGTCGCAATGAAAGCGCCTAACACCGTTCCTGTAGCCGCGAGCTGTACGCCGTTGTTAGCAGCATATTGGCCGGTAATGTTCTGCAAGGCATCAAGCTGACTGCTACCAATTGCCCGATCAACATCTACACCGCGCCCATGATCCCAGCCGCGCAGAAACTCGCCGCGCGATTCCGGCAGGCGGAAATTACCGGCACCCTCGTCGCCCTTGTTAAACGCCGTGCCGAGGAACGCCGCCAGATCTGGATAGACAGCAATGCTCTTAACGCTGCCATCAAGCTCCAGAAAACCCGGCGCCACCTTGTCCAGCGGAAACGCCACTGTCGCGCCGACCGGCAAAGCCGAGGCCTGCGCAATCATCGCCTCGATTTCGGTTTTGGTGTAGGTGTCCTTAATGCCCATCCCAGCCAGCGTTTCCGGGTTATCACCCGACACGAACACGCCGCGATCGTTGACCTTGACGCGGGTGTATTGGCCTGCCGCCTTGTTCTTCGGCAGCACTTCCAGAATCGCCGCATCGACGTAGGCCCGCGAGGCCAGCACAATCGCCGGGTCAATCTTGAGCTGAATGTTGCCGGTACTGGTGACGATGAAATTCATGCGCACAATTTGCGTGCGGCCCGAGCCTTGCGACAGCAGCGGCTTGAAGCTCGGCGCGCAGTTGGCCACCGCCACCAGATCGCCGTCTGCATCGTAGAGGCCGATTTCGCGAATCCACTTACCGCCCTCATCGGCCGGAATGATTTGCTCGGCGATGATTACCGCCGGGTTGACCGGGTCGATCTTCAGTTGGTTCAGCGGCTTTCGGCGCCACTCGTTGAGCAGCTTGGTCTGACCTGCCGCCGGCACCGGGTTGGGCGGATCGGCCAGCCCGTTCGGGTTGGCATCCCCCACGCCCATTTGCGTGATCAGCCAGGGAATGCCGAGCGCGTCGGCGTTCGCCTGCTTGGCCATTCCCACATTTGTAAGGATCGCGAAAAACTGCGAATTCGCATCAATCATAATAAACGTCCAGGGTATCTATGGTGTGTTCGCGGCCGACCACGCCAAAGCTGCCAGTGACCTCAATGTCACGCATGACGGGCGGGTAAACGTCGATTTCGTCGCCTTCATAGAGGGACACGGCGATATTCAAATCGCCTTGCGTTTCCAGGCTGATTGCCAGCCCGGTCAGTTGCCGGGTAACGGGCTTGGCATCGTCAATCAGGCGCTCAAGCTCCTGATACATTTCTTCGGTGATGCCGGTATCCAGCACCCCGACCTTCAGCGCGAATGTACCCGGCACTCCCTCGGGCACCGTGTTGAACCACTCGACAATCTCGATCAGGTAGCCAAGCGGCTCGACCACCCGGCGCAACGCGCCGATGGTGCCTTTGTGCTTGTGGATGTAGTACGACGCCTTGATGGCCGCGCGCTTGGTTGCTTCCGTCCAGCGGTAGTCCCAGCGATCCACTGACCACGCCCATGCCAGGTGCGGCAACAAATGCACCGGGCAGGTATCAGCGTTGTAGAGGTCGCGCAGAGGGACAATCGTCTTTTCGAAAAACGCGGCCTCCATGGCCCGTTCCAGTTGCGTGCTGTTGAGCGGTAGGAGACTTTTCATATCAGACCGCCAGCCTCACGTTGTAGCTCGTACAGAAAGCCGCTTGAGCCTTGGTCGGGGCCAGATCCTGCCACCCGACCAACTCAACCCGGGCAACTCCGGCAACGTGCAACTGAGCGTCAACAGCCGAGCGGGCGACCTCGACGCCCAGCCGCTTGCGTGGATTGATCCAGGCTGCCAAGCGGCTTTTCGCCTCCGCCAAACTGGCGTCCGCTTCTGGACCCGCGCTGGCCATGTGCAAAATGGCGTCAATCTCGTAGCGGATCACCTCTGCGCTCTGCACAGTCACCCGATCACCGACCGGCCGCACGTCATCGTCATTCAGCGCAGCGGCCACAGTCGCCAGCAGCTCCGGCGGCGCTTCGCCTTCCCCGTCCAACCCCAGCACCGTGACCGTAACGTAACAAGGCTTCGGACTCTCCGCGGTGGCATCTGCCACCAGCCCAGAGGCATTGCGTGCATGCAGGATGTAGCTGTTGCGCGGGCCGGCTGTGGTCAAACCTTCATAGGCCAGTTGGATGCGCTCGCGAAACGGGTCGTCTTCTTCCATGACCTTGGGCACCGGCGGCACCGCCAGCAGATCCTCGGCCTGAATGACCAGGCGCTTCAGATTGACGTTTGCGCCCAAGTGATCGAGGTCGCCGCGAATGGCATGCGCCAGTAAAAGCGCCTTGCCGGCATCATTGACTCGGGCGCGGTTGCCGACCTTGTTGTAAGCCCCGACCTCAAGCACTTTGACCACTGGATCGCTTTCCAGCGCGGCCGTCCAGTTGCCGCCCATGTACCCGCGAAACACGCTCAGCCCGTCCTGATAAACCTCTTCAAAGTCCAGAGGCTCCAGCACGGTCGGCGCTGGCAGCGATGACAGATCTACGGTACTCATGCGGCCACCTCCAACGTGACGCTGTCGCCCAGGTACGTCCCGACGATTTGCAAATTGATTTGCCCGCCAATGACGGAAATGACGCGCACCTGATCCAACTTCAAGCGCGGCTCCCAGCGCCCGAGAGCGCGTGCGACCTCAGCCTGTACGGCGCTTTTCCAGCCTTCGTTGATGGGCAAATCGATAAACCGCCGTAGCTTGCTGCCGTATTCCATACGGTGCCGACGACTGCCCAGCGGCGTGCTCAAGATGTCGGCAATGGATTGGCGCAGGTGCTCGATGCCGGATATGGGTAGGCCGGTCTGGCGATCCATTCCGATCATCGGTGTCACTCCTTGAACGGCTCGTATTCTTCGCTGGCTTTCAGGAATCTGACCGTTTCGATGTCGGAGGCCGGCACCACGACCGTCGCCTTGTCGACCGGATAGGAACGGTCAGTGCCGGGGACGACCAACAGTCGCGACGTGTAGAGCTTGTCACGGAATTTCAAGAGTTCGGGCGATGAGAGCGGTGAGGATGCAATTGCCGGTTCCGAGGACGCTTGCACCTCGGTGACGGTCGTATCGATCTTGGCCATCTGTTTCTCCAGGCATGAAAAAGCCCGCACTGGGCGGGCTGTCGTGAATGAATTAATGCGTGTGGTGATTACTGTTGCCGGTGGCGTCAATGATCGCGCCGGCGCTGGTGATGCCCTTAGTAACGTGTAACGCACCGTCGATCATCACCGCCGCTTTCAGATTGATGTTGCCGGTGGTCACACTCACGGCGGCATCGGTTACGACTGCTTCGGTGCTGGCCACCTTGATGGTGACCGTACCGCTCGGCAGGGTGATGGTGTAGCTCTTGGCTTGCCAGTCGTAGATCAGCGAGCCGCCATCATCAAAACGCCAGACCTCGACATGGTCGCGGTTATCTGGCGGCGGACCAGCATTGCCATATAGGCCCGGGACAAACGTGCCTTGCGACACGTCCCCGCTGGGACTGATCAAACTGCCCTGCTCACCCAAAGACGGCGCACGCCAATGCCTGGCCTTGCCTGCTGCGATACTGTGCCACCGCACCCAGGCACTGATCCATTCACTGCCATCCGACACGCGACATACCGGCGGCGAAGCGGATAGATCCACCGCGACCACGTAGCAAGCCTTTACCGCCCCCGCGATCATGCGGTCATGCTGGGCGCTTGCGTAGCTCACGGCAGATCCTCGGGCTTGAATGGCCCATCACCCGGATCAACGTCCAACACCAACGACCCCGGCGGTTCGTCCAACCACGGCCATTCCTCGACGCCGAGATATACCTGCTGAGTCCACTCCACCAGCCACACGGTGTAACCATCCAGATGCGGCTGGGTCCAGTCCTGCAGCGATTGCACAAACTCGGCGGGTTCAACTGCCAACCCCCACGTCTGTGCACGCAGCAGCACCGCCAACTGGGTCGCCAATTGCACGGCCTGTTGATGATGGTGCGGCTTGATCGGGTCAACAATGATCCGAGCCTCGAACTTGCAAACGAGCGAGGTTTCGCCGGTACCGATATCGGTGCCCGGCTCGATCTCGGACACCTCCAAAAACACCGCTGGCAGCGACACGCGATCCTTAATGTCTGGCCAGGCTGTGACGGCCTGCACGCCAGGCAAGTGGGTACGCAGATGCTGTTCTACCGCCCGATAAAGCTGATCAAGGCTGAAAGGTTCCTCAGACATTGCCGATCCTCTTGAGGTATTTTTGCAGCTCAAAGTTGAGCTCCTGCTTGAGGATCTCCAGCAGGCGCTCGTCCGCTTTTTTTACCCAGCTTTCGAAGTGCGGTCGGGCTTGTTCCAGCGACACTTTGGCCTTGGCCAGTGGGAAACGACTGCCGTTTTCGGCAACCCAACCCGAACTCGGCCCGCGACCAGGGGACACCGTGCTATCGGGGTAGTCGTCCGCGTTGAAATGCTTGCTGGCCGTGCGGATCCAGATGTCGGGCTTGTTGCCGTAGACCTTCTTGAGGAAAGCCCCTTGGTAGCGCCGCCCCGCTACTGACACGCCGGTGCCGCTTTGCCGCGCCCGACCGATCCGGCTCGACTCGATGGCGTTCAAACCGAACCACAGTTTGCCGCTCGCGGCACCGCCGGAAACCGGGTAGCTGCGCAACCGCTGACGCACCGCCGCAACAGCGATGCGCTCCGACCGACTGACCGCTCGGGCGATGTGCGTGCGCAACCAACCCAACGTCTTGTTGATCGCGCGCCGTTGCGCCGCAGCAGCCGCTTTCGGTACCACCTTGGCAACGTCCTGGAACGCCTGAAAGTCTGCAGCCGAAGACTGGATAGATATCATCCCGCCCCCGGCCGAGGGTTTGAAATAGCTGCCGACACTCATGGGCGCAACCTCAGAATCAAGGCGACCAGGCCATCGCCGCTCGGCTCGAGCTGAATCAGGTCGTAGTCACCTCCACCATCCAAGGCAGGCAAATCGACGCTGACCAGCATGCCCTGCTCCAGACCTTGCGAATCGCTGACACGGATCTCGAAGCGTGGCTCGCGCAACCCGGTGTTGAGCTTGCCGAACTTGGGTTGCAGCCAGGGTGCGGCGAACATGCCGAACACTGGCTCGTCGCGACCTTCGATCCGTGCAGTGTCGCCCAGCGTTTCGAACACCACCGCGTCGACCTCGGCGATCAGATCGCGAAAGCCCACGATCAGAGTTCCAGCAGGACCTGCGCACGTGGTCGGGTGCACAGGTGCAGCGGGTTGGACTGTGCTTCACCGGCCATGCCTTTGTTGAAGGGCAGCGGCTCGATCATGCTGTAGTACGGAATGCCCTGGGTGTTGACCGTTTCCATGTAGTCAGCCGGCGCAAACACCGAGATGTACAGATCCGGCACGCCTTCCGGAACCAGAAGCGCCTTGTCGTCATGCACGAACGACACGCCGGCCACCTTGCCACGGTAGCGCTCCCAGATGATGCCGCCGAACTCGAAGCTTTCACGAGCATCACCGCGCAGAGCCGCTGCCTGCTGACTGTTGAGGTAGGTCTCTTTGACCGACTTGTGAACGATCAGCTTGTTCCAGAAGTTCTTGCCGCAGAAGGCGCGAGAACCGGTGCTGGTCACGCTGCCGAGCGCGTCTTCCTGCATGTCCAGCGCTTCACCGCACTTGACCCGCAGTTCCGTGCCCGCATCCGCCAGCCCCATGGACAACTTTTGGCGCTCCACACCGAAGCGATCATAGAGATCCAGCAGCACGGTTTTGCCATCGGCGTCGAGGATCTGACCATTCAGTGCGCCCATACGCTGGAATTCGTGCGTGGCATCCAACTGGCGCCGCGCCTTAGCCAGCCGTGCATTGACCACGTCCTGCACTGCCTGAAGTTCAGTGCGAGTGCCGAAGGCACGGATGCCTTGGATCTCGTCGGCCTTGATGGTGAAGCGCTCAGGCAGATGCACGGTGTTGAACGGGATCAGGTTGCGCTTGCTGGCCGCAACCACCAGGCCAGAACCACCACGCTCGCCAGCGGGCACCAGTGCCAGGGTGTCACCGTCCTTTTCAATCTGCACGGTCAGGGTGGTGATGCCTTCCTCGCGGAACAGGCCCAAGGCGCTGATGCGCCCTGGCAGGTACGGTTGATCATTGAGTGCAGCGGTCAACGCGGTAACGGTAAACGCTTCGTCGTCAAAAATGGCGATATCGGCCATGGGTACTCTCCAGAAACGAAAAATCCCGCTCGCGGCGGGATGCAAAATAAAGAGGGAAATGCTTTAGCGGACGATCAGCGAATGTGCGGCCAAGGCTTTCTCAGCGGCCAGATCGAGGCCGGTCAAGTGCGCTTCGCTGACCTCGGCCAGCCGCACCACGGCGCGACCGCGACGCACCACGTCGGATTCGCCGAGCGGGCCGTAGAGAATGGCGACAGCGTTTTCAGTGCCGTCCTCAGCCGTTGGGTTGTACGGTGCGAATTCGCCGCTGGCGGTCACCAGCCCGAGAATTTGTCCCGGCCACAATGCTGGACCCGCCGCCACATTGATCGCTTCGCGCGAGATCGTGCCGGCGCCCTCGGACAGCAGGAATTCACCTGCGTGAATCGGTTCCTGTTTGATGGTCATGCTCGTGCTCCTTTTGCGCCGCGCGCGGTTCCTGTTTGGGCCGCTTGCCGAGCAGCCCAAATCGAGTTGGGGTCAGGTTGTTTGGCCAGCACCTTGGGCGCTGGGTCATCCGCCAGCGGCAGACTGTTGTCGATTTCAAAGCCTTTGCCGCTGGTGACAATCTTGTCGAACAGACGCGCCCGCACCGCCGCCGCATCAAGACCGGCCGCGACATACTCGGTGCTGAATTCCGGCAGACGCGCGGCCACGCAGAGGTCGTTCACCGCCTTGGCGCGAGCCAGGCCCGCGAGAACGACTTCCTCGCTTTCGAGCTGGGTAGAATTGAGCAGCGGCTCGATCAAATTGCTGATGCCTGCCGCCGTGCAGCGCTGAGTAATCAGCAGTGCCAACTTGGCCGAGTCGACGACAGGCGGCACCAGCGGCGGATCGACAGGTTCGAGTTCGGGATCCGGTTCAGGCAGCTCGTCGAGCTGGGCCAGCAGTTCAGCCGGTGCGTTCTGGAATCGTTGCAGCACCGCGCCTTGACCGAGACAGGCTTTGACCTTGACGCCGTCGCCCACTTCATCGGCCAGGCCCAAAGCCACCGCTTCGTTGGCGGTCAGCCAGGTTTCGGCCGCCACCAACCGCCGCAGCTCCACCTCATCAATTTCGGGGGCTTTGGCCTTGTACGCGGCAATGATCGCTTCCATGGTTTGATCGAGCACGTCGGCTATCTTGCGAAAGCCTTCGGCATCACCGGCGGCATAAGTCCACGGGTTGTGGATCATCAACATTGCGTTGGAGGCGATCACCACCCGGTGGGCACCGCACACGGCGACACTGGCGGCGCTCGCTGCCAGCGCATCAATCCGCCCGGTGCAGCGCTCGCCCAGACGCGACAGCGCGTTGTGCATAGCCAGACCGTCGAAAAGATCGCCGCCGATGCTGTTGAACGCGGCGACCACCGGTGAAACGCCGTCATCCATGGCACGCAGATCCTGCACGAACTGATTGGCAGTGATGCCCCATGCGCCGATCTCGCCATAGACGAAAACCTCGATCACCCGCTCGGTGGTCTCTCCGCTGGATTGCAGGGCGTACCAGGTCTTGTCCTGAACTTCGACGCGTTTGCCGGCGCGGTTGTAAATGCGCGGTCGCGCTTGGTTGCTCATGGTTGCTCCTTGTCGTCGGTGTCTTCGACGGCATCAAGGGTGTTGTAGTTGAGGCCCAGTTTTGTGGCCCGTGCCAGATCGGCAGCGTTTTCCAGATCGACCGTTTCGGCGTCGTAGCCGGTGCGCAGCACCATCTCACTGCGAGAGGAAAAGCCGGCCTGTACTTCCATCCGGCGTGCCTGTACGTCCTGTACTGGCTGGATGTAGGCCCAGCCTTGAGGCACCCAGCGAGTGCGCAGGTACTGGCGGCGTTTCTGTGCATAATCGTCCAGCACCAGGACACCAGACAGCACCGCCATGTCCATCCACGCCGCCCGCACTGGACGGCAGAGCTGATGCACGTAGACGCTGAATTGCAGTTGTTCCAGCCGGCGCCGAAACTCGTTGAGCACCACCCGAAGCGCTCGGTCGTTGATGCCGCGCATGTCGCCCGTGAGAATCTCGTAAGGCGTGCCCGACCCCGCTGCAGCAGCCATCAGTTGTTGCCGCATGAAGTCCGGGTAGTTGTTGCCGGCGTCTGGCGGTTTAGAGAACTCAACCTCCTCTCCCGCACCCAGTTCCTGCATCGTTCCGGGCTCGAGCGCGACCATCGGGGTGAAGCCGTCTCGATCCAGATCGAGCGGCTGACCGGTCACCGGATCTCTTGGAAGAGGTCCCGAGTCCGGCGCTGGACGCTTGATGAAACCGGCAAAGAGGTTGGCCACTTCCTGACGGAACAGCACCGCGTCGTCGTAATTGTCGAGGCTGCGCAGGCGCTTGAGCACCGGCGACAATCGCGGCACGCCGCGCAACTGGCCAGGCTCCACCGGTTCGAAGATGTGCAGCACCTGAGTAGCCGGCACGCGGACCAGTTGGTTGTAGCCGGCGTTCAGCGAGGCTGCATCGCGCGGATGCGACAGGTACATCCAGTACGCCACCCGCTTGCCGCCGGGAGTGAACTCGATGCCAGCGCGGATGACGTTGCCGTTTTTGGTGGTCTCGAATTTGTCGTGCGGCACAAATTCCGGTGCGAGGATCTGCAGCTGCAACGGAACTGCTAAACCTTCATCCAGACCGCGTGGACGCAACCGAACGAAGCATTCGCCCGAGGTTTCCACCGTGCGCGCCACCAGCGCCTGCTGGCCGTAGAAGTCGGTGCGATCATCCGCGTCCGACTCATCAACCCAATCCACCCACAGCTCCTGCAGAAGCTTGCGCAAAGCATCATCGTCGGTTGTGGGTCGAGGGGTGATACCCGTGCCGATCAGGTTGCTGACGCGCTTGTCGATGACATTGAAGGCATACGGGTCATTGCGAACCGCCGCTCGCGAGCGCGACCGCAGATTGCGCAGGGCGGGTGTGTTGATGCTGTTGATCCCGTTGTCGGGAGCGTCCCAGCCAGTGGAGCGTCGCCCTTCTCCAGCGCCTTCGTAACTGGCCTTGATGTTGGACGGCAGGACAAATCCGTTACGGGTCAGCGTTGGGAAGTGTCGGGCCATCAGACCCCCTTCCCTGCGTGGTACAGCCGGACCACACGTGAGCGTGGCCCGGCGGCGCTGGCAAGTGACGAGCGTATTTCTTCACGCGCCTTGAGCAGTTCATCGACCGTCCGGTATTCCACGGTGCGGTCGGTGTAGCGCACAGTTTTCTCACCGCGAGCAATGGCCGCCTCAACCGCGTCGAGGTGCTTTTTCGTAAATGACATATCAGCGTCTCTTGAGGTAGCCGCTTTTACTAACGCGGCGTGGAGGAGTTGCCATAGGCAGGTGGCGTGGTGTAACTGATTGAACAGAGTCAACAGGCGGGGCGGAGTATGTTTTCGAAACAGGCAACGCCTCAGGTGTCTCATTTGAGGAACTAGGTACTTCCGGATCAGCCGGGACCGACTTGTCTTCAAACAAGTGATGCTGCATGAGCGATTGCCGAACTCGATCCCAATCGCTTGCGTGATAACGCCCCAAACCTAAGTATTCGGCCATTGCCAACGCGTACACCATCAAATCGAGCGCCTCGTTGCGATCCGCCTTGCCCTTCGTCCATTCAACCCGCCACTGGCCTTTAACGAAACGAGCAACTTTGCGCTCGGCCACACATTGGGCAAAGAAGTCATCAGGTAGATCCTTCGCGAAATGTAAAGCACCAGGCCCGGATTCCAGCGCGTAGCGGTTGTAAATCCAGTCCTTCGCCGTATCGGTGCCGATCATCCAGAGTTCGGCACCATTCTTTTCGACGTTCCCGCGCCAATTGACATCAACGCGGGATGGACGCTGAGCGATGACCAGCTTGCCTTTACGACTCTCGCCTTTTACTGCAAAGACATTTCGCCAACGGCGAATACGGCAGAACTGATAAACCTCATGCGTATGGTGTCCACCCGAGTCAACGGCGGTAGCGAGGATGGCCAATCCGACTCCACTAGGGTGTCGGTAGCGAGCCTTGAGTTTGGTATCTAGCGCCTCCCATGTTCTGTCGTCGGATGGGTCCCCCATGATGACTTGATGGTCGATGACCCAACGCTCCAATCCGACACCCCAGCCCATTACCATGAACTCCAGACGATTGCCTTGAACGTCCACGGCGGCAGTCAGCATCAGCGCGCCCATTGGTACGGTGCCGAGCACGTAAGTTTCTTGCAGCGCTCGGGCTTGAAGTTCATCAGCCTTGGTCTGTTCAAGCGCGCTGTCCCAAGGCAGCCCAAGCCTAGTGTTGTAAAACACCTGCATAAGCGACTGATTGCCTTTTTTCTGCTCGCTCATCGCTGAGTCGAACTCGCGAGCTAGCAGTCCCCAGCTAGTCCATCCAAGGGGCGCATAAAGGGCATTGAGTTGAAAGCCGATGGTTTCGCCGTCACCGTGAGAATGAGCACGCCACTCCCCCTTCGCCAGCATGGTCGCCTTCTCATGTTCATCGATGAGCGCGCCGCAATCAGGCCCATTGCAAAGATATTGAACCTGGGCATACGCCTCGTCCCACTTTAGATGAGACCAATCGAGCACCTGCATGTGCTGGCAGTGTGGGCAAGGCACATAAAAGTGGCGCTGATCGCTGATGCGGAAAAGATCATCAATGCGCGACGCCCCTTTAAGAGTTGGCGTACTAGAAAAATAGAACTTGGCGTTGCGTCCAAACGTTGAGGCCCGCGCCTCTGCAAGCTTGACCGGATCGCCTTCGCTGTTCAGATCCATCTCCCAACGATCAATCTCATCGCCGTAGACGTAACGCACCGATTTTTCTGCGAGGTTGGAAGACGATCCGGCGGTCGCAATGAACAACCGGCCACCCTCGAACTGTTTGACTCCGGAGGTATTGGTGCCCTCCCTTGAACGCGGCTTAACAATGCGTTCGCGCAACTCAGGAACAACTTCTGCAGCCTGGTCGAAACGAGCTGCAATGTCATGCGCCAAGCGCTGCGTCGGTTCCAGCAAGAGGATGTTCGCAGGCGCCATATGAATGCAGCCGCCGATCCAATTCAAAGCAATCTGCGTCTTCATCAACTGCGAGGCGATCATTGTCACCACCCGCTTGCATGGATGCGCCGGTGATAAACATTGCATCGGCTCACGAGCATACGGCGTCCGCGCCGTGCGATAGGGACCGGGTTCAGCACCGCCCTGGCTTTGGGGGATCCGCATGTAACGGTCGGCCCATTCATCAACCCAAAGCTCAGGCTCCGGCCGCAGTCCGCGAAAGTAGCCGCTGCGGTATACCTCAGTGCCATCGGCGTAATTGACCATGATTAATTCCCCGCCTTTGAAAGCGCACGCTGCAAATCAGCGGAGGACATCCGTTCGGCGTCTTCCAATGTTCGACGTAGCGCAGCCAACAAGTGTTTTTCCACCATCCATGGATCGGTTATCGCCGCCAATTCCGGAGCGATCTGAGTCGGCATGGTCATCAGCAAATCACGCAGCAGCCGGCCTGTATCAAAGGCAGCTCTGTCGACCACAGCCGACTCAACCAGTACACCTTGATCTTTGTAAAAATCAGCCTCTACGCTGAGGGATGCAAAGTGTTCTTTTCGAGCACGCGCCTTATGGAAGTCAGGCAGTGCGTCGGTAGCCGAAAGGCTCGCGGACTGCGCAGCCTGCAAAAACGGCTGCGAGGGTTCGGGGACCGCAGTGCTGAAACCTTCTTTGAGTTGCCGCTCACGTTCGTGGCGAGCGACAACGCCGGCCTTGCTGGGGTCCGATGTTTCTTTGATGAGGGATTCTGTCGCATATACATCGACCCGTTTCCCATCCGGCGCCATCACCAAACGCCCGTTGTCTTTCAGCCAGGTGATGGTGCTGGGCGCCTTTCCAATTCGAGCAGCGAAGGCGCTTTTCGATAGGTAGAGAGGCTCAGTCATAGGTAGTTTTTCAGTCCTTTTTCAATGAGCTTTCAATGATTGAAATTTCAGTAAGTTTTCAGTGCTCGCAGATACCGAGTTGCGCGGGTTTCCGACCCCGTACCCTCTGAATAACCCCAGGGTCCCCGGCGGTTTCAGGCTGGGCCGCCGCCATTCGGCGGGACATCGCACACACCAAGCCGCTTGGCAGCCCATCGTTCGTACAACCCAATGGCTACATCCGCGCCGGCCATTGCCGTCAGGCAACCCAAGGCGCCCGCCGTCCAGATCGTCATGCCGGCGGCGATCATCAACATCATCGCTGACACCCCGCAGACAATGCAGGCGCCGGATCGAAGTGCCAGTCTGCGCAACAATGCCCAGCCTCGCGCCCCGTCCTTGTCGGCCCGCCACATTTCCCCCGATACGCCACCGACCAGGGCCAGGACGATCACTAACCAGATCGGCATTTCTGCCAGTGCTTGTTGCTCGCTTGTCATCGCCAACCCCTAAACGCAAAAACCCGGCGCAATGGCCGGGTTTGGTGGTTGGTGCGTGCCGCTCTCTGCGGTCGCACCTATCGAAGATGACTACTTTTTACAGGTCGATTCCGGTGGCAGCAACCCCGGTTTAATGCCACCCGGTGAATAAGTGGTCAATGTGGGGTGAACGTCTAGCGAATGTAAGCGAATAACTCACCACGGCATTCTGTTGTTTCGGCGGCGTCCCATCTGTCCCACCTTTTAGAATCGAGGTGGGACGCCTGAGAGCGCCTAGATTCGGGGCTTAGCCCCACCGTCCTACTTATTTATCTATTTTCTCGTGTAAAGAGAGAAATTTATAAACACGCTTGCGCGTGAAGCGCGCGTGCATTGTGTCTGCTACGCATATGCAGGCGGGCGACGTTGGAAGGTGGGACGGTGGGACAGCCCAACAAAGACAAGGCCCGCACCTGTCCCACTACGCCAAAACATAGTGGGACAAGGCGGGCCGGTGGGACAGCAACTGCCGGAGCCATGCCTGGGGTCAAGCAGCCACCCCCATCAACACACCCCAGATAACCAAATGCGCCTCATGAAGACGCTGATAATAAGTGTCACGCCCGCAGCCGCAGTGCGCATAACGCAAACGCATGTCGATATCGAGGGTGCAGTAGTGCTCTCGCACAACCGTCACCAGCTCGGGCGCGAGGTGCTTGCTCACGATAAGTTCGATATCCAACGAGCTCTCCAACGGCGCACGGAATGCACGCCGCCCGCGGATTAACTGGCCGTTGCTCTCCATCATCATCGCAACCATGTTTCCACCGGCCAGACCGCCTTTCGAATGGTCGGAGTGCAACTCCCGAGCCCATAACTGAAGCAACGAATCGATCTCCTTAATCATCGAAACAAAGCTCCTCGGCAAAGTCTACTTCCAGTTCAGGCGCCTTCCCCCAGTCCGCTGGCTTCTTGTAGCCCCACAACCGCTGCCGACTCTTGGTCATTGCACCGAGCCGGAAACGCCTCCAGCCCAACCGATGCAGGATGGCACCGACACGCATTTGCTCCGGCTTACCCCAATGTCCCGGGTCGAGCTTGAGAGCCTGAGTCAGCACCTCACTGCCGGTCGTGGTCTCACCAATCTGCGACTCTTCCAACCAGGTCAAGATTGGTGTTTCCCATTCGTCTACTACGAACCGCTCGTCCTGCTCCTCCGCGAACAATGCCGACTCATCCAGCGTTACCCACCAGAGGTCGCCCGCGTCGTAACAGAACACCGCCTCGGCCCACAGCTGATCGCGGATCGAGCGCAACAGCTCGAGATCCACCTTGGTACACGCCACCGGCCAATAACGCCGGTTACCGGTAGCGTCCTTGAGGTATTCGTCCTGGTTCGTCGTACCCACGAACACGCACTGACGCGGCACATCCATCGTGCGACGGCCATAGCTCTCTCGATAGGTGTCAGTGGACGCGGAGAAAAACTGCTTGGCCTTAGTACTCTCGGCTTTGTTGAAGCTGTCCAGCTCGCCCAGCTCGACGATCCACTTGCCCCGGATCGCCTGAAAGCCGTCTTTATCGCCAAGGGCGAACGGCGTATCCATGAACCACTCGCCGCCGAGAATGCTCATTGCCGTCGACTTACCAGCACCCTGCGCGCCCTCGAGGATCATCACCGAGTCAGCCTTGCAGCCCGGCTTCATCACCCGCGCCACGGCAGACAACATCCAGCGTTTACCGACCTTGCTCGAGTAGTCGGTAGCCTTCACACCCATTACATCAGTGAGCCAGCTTTCCAGACGCGGCACCTGATCCCATTCGAGCTTGCGCAGGTATTGACGCACGGGATGAAACGCATGGTCATGCGCCACCACGCTCACCGCCTCGATCACATGCGAGGCCTTGACCCGCAAGTTGTACTGCTGCGCGAGCCACTTCATCACCCGCACATCATCAATGTCCGCCCAATCACCCGTGCCGCCGCCATAGGGCGCCGAACGCAGCTTGACGATCTTCGAACTGAATGCGCTGTAGCTAATCACACCGGCCCAACGCTCATCGTTGGCCAGGATCAACTCGACGTTCTGCATGTGCGCAATCAGCGCGCCGCTTTCGCTGCGTGCCAGCAGATCTTTCCAACCACCAGCAGCCGGCGGCTTGACCACCGCCAATACCTGACGGCGCACCGCCTCCAAACCTTCAGCCACATGCAGGTCGTTGAAATCGGTCCACTTGGCTTCCCGTTCACCGGAAAAGATCGGCGCGACCACCTGGCCGCCGACAATCAGCGCCGCGTTGTTTGCCTTCTCTTCACCAGGGTTCCACGCATCGCCATTCGGCTTCGTGGTTTTCCAGTCATCGTCTCGGCAGATGATCAGCGGGCAACCGGCGAAACGCTCGCGCATGGCCTTGCAAACCACCAGCAAATTGCCCGCATCAAACGCAACGGCCACGGTCAGAGACGTGGCCATATGCAAACTTGCGCCTGTCGCGTAACCCTCACACACCAGCACCGGCTCACCCGGATCAGGGTGCGGCCCGATCAAATGGAAAGCGCCCTCTTTCGACATGCCGTAAGGCCAATATGACTTGTCGCGACCGGTGTCTTCTTGCTTGGTCGGGAATACCACTTGCAGGCCGACAATCTCGTCGCGCACATTGCTCATCGGTACCAGAAAAGCGCCGGTACGCGGTGCATAACGAACGCCGAAGCCGACAATCTGCTTTCGGTCCAGATAGTCGCTACGGCCCTTCTCAGGCATGCGTTTGAACATACCCGCTGCACGCTTCGCCGCGCGACGTGCCGCGTTGGCCGAGATCTCTGCTGCGCGGCGTTTGGCCTCTTCCTGTCGAGCACGCATAACCTCGCGCTCCTCAGGCGACATCCGCCCAGCCTTGACCTTGATCTTCTGAGACTCGCCCGAACGCCAGTCACCGAACGCACCGAAGATCAGCGTCTCGCCTTTCTCGGTGCGCTGCTCGTGCACGACATACCAGCCGTTCTTTTCCTTGCCCTTGTCTTGCGTCGTTTTGCAGCGCGTCAGCTTGCCGAAAACCAATGGCTGCGCAGGCTCAAGACCGTAATCCGCAAATTGCCCCAACACTTCACCGAGCATGACGAGCTCCCTTCAATTCCGCGAGGGAAAGACAATCCACACAATGCGTGCAGCCAGGCTGCGCCACACGGCGCGCCTCCGGAATTGCTTCATCGCACTCTTCGCAGAACAGAAAGGAATGCGCCGCCAATGCAGGTTTGGCGGAGATGCGACGTGCTGCGAGCGCTTGGTCGACGCGCTCTAACACCAGATCATTAGCGAAGTCTGCGATGTCAGCCATGGTCAGCACCTCTCGTCGTCTGGTTGACGTAGGTGGCGCGATTGAATAATCCGAGCAGCCCTTGGATACCACGGAACACCTGCAGGCGAATCGCTGCCAATTCTTGATCGGAGACGACGCCGTCACCGATGCTCTTGGCCCAGGTGTCTGCAAGATCTGCCACCTGACGGAAATACTCCGCGATGCCGGTCGTCAGTGTCTCGGGCATGTCGTTGGTGTAGGCCTCAGCCAGTTCCTGCCAAGTCGTGTCGCCGACAAGTGCGTGCACCGCGTCCAGAATGCGGCGATCCTTGGTCAGTTCGAGGATTTCGCCAAACTCTTGGATGTTCACAGTGTGGCTTGGATGAGTAGGGGAAAGTTTGTGCTGCAACGTGGTGGCGTTGCGACCAGTGGTGGCTGCGATAGCGGCGGCGCCGCCTGGGTAGTCGCGTGCCGCGTGGTAAAGCGCAAGATCGAGCGGCAGGACTTCCCGCTGGGCTCGATCTACAGAACTCAGAGCGATTCGGCTCATGGCATTAATCCTTGAATGTTGCCAGTGCCGCACGACATGCAGTAGTGATACATTTGTCGTGTGGCTTGATAGGCCCAAACGCCGGCGAGGTCCGTATGACCAACACCGGCACCGTGCCGGGGCGAACAATCCGTTGTTCACCCCTGGCGCAACAGCTGCCAGCTCTGTGGTGGAAAAGGCAGCAACACCAAAGCTTCCGAGCTTTGGAAAACGCGAGAGGAATGGGCGGTTTTGCATTTGGTTTGCCCGCCAATCCCAATCGCGGCCCGACAGCGCTGTGGTGGTGCGTGTCGGGAGAAACTGGGCGACCCTTGGGTCGCCTTTTTTCTAAGCTACTTTTTTGAAATCTATCTCTGGCGGAAAAACATCATCAAGCGAGCATTTGACTCCGAGCTGATTCAACGCAGCCGTAATTGCACGAGATTCTGCAAGTCCAGCTACACGACGTCCGGACTCATAATTACTAAGCCGTGTCTGCGTCCATCCAAGAGTCGAAACCAAATCGCGCTGCTTAATACCCGCCCTTTCTCGATGGTCAGCAATCCTGTTCATAACGACCTCCTATAACTGAATCGCAGAATAAACACGATTCGTGATTTTTACAACACGCAAAGTGCGATAAATTTATTTCAATGCGTGGTAAAAAATGCAAATGAACACACTAGGCTCACGCATCAAATCACTTAGAAAAGCCAAGGGTATGAGCCAGAAAGATCTGGCCCTTGCCTGTGGCTGGGAATCACAATCTCGCATAGGTAACTATGAGAAGGACCAACGCCAGCCCAACCTTCAGGATCTAGGGAAAATTGCTGCTGCCCTAAAAACGTCGCTCACAGAGTTGGTCAAAGATGTCGAGGGGCCGTTACCCCATTTATCTGGTGATGCGCACGGCAACATTTTCGACCTCAGATATCCTCCTCGGCTCAAGAGTAGCCGGAGCGAAGCATTGACATCGGCAGGACAAGCGAAAACAGGGAGTGTTCCGGTGGTTGGAACCGCACAGCTGGGCAATGAAGGATATTTTGAAGCGCTTGATTTTCCTCCAGGCCACGGCGATGGTTACTTAAGTATCCACAGCGATGACCCTGATGCCTATGGATTGAAGGTTACCGGCGATAGCATGCTTCCCAGGATCAAAAATGGTGAGTACGTGCTGATCGAACCCAACAAGAGCTACTTTAGCGGCGATGAGGTCGTGGTCAGAACCACAGAAGGCCGAACGATGATCAAGGAATTCATTTACCTGAGAGATGGGATGTACCGCTTGGATAGCGTGAATGCCGAACACCCACCAATTCATATCGCCGCGGCCGACGTAATTGAGATTCACTTAGTCGGCGGCATCCTAAAGTCATCTCGTTTTTTGCACGCGCCGTGAAAAAATAAATCACATATCGTGTTGACTTAAAAAACACACTGCGTGATATTTGCCTCACTCTCACACCACAGAGCGAGGCATCACCAATGCAAACCAGTGCAACCCTCCACGTCCACCCGGCGTGCGTTAGTAATAAAAAGATGATCGAGCAGCTGCAGTCCGTCACCGGCTGCTTGGTCATCATTCACAACAACAAACCCAAGCTCATTGCCAAGCCCCAATCCTCTCCCTTTGATCCAAATGGCGGAGGGCACGCGGCATGAGCAAATACCGAATCGACAACCGCACCCTGCAGTTGCTCAAAGCTCAGGTCAACCTGACCGAGACCTTCAATCATGTCCTACGAACCGCTCCCACGCGCGAGTGCCTTGCGTTCCGCCTTAAAGTAGAACGGGGCGCAACTGAGACCGCATTCAGCGTCGAGCTGGGGACTGAGCGTCACACGCTGACCCTTCCAAGCGACAAGAAAACGCACCTTAAGCTGGCCGACTTCATTGAAGAGATCGCTAACGGACCGTTCGATCCGAGCAATAACAGCGACCCGGTTCATCTCCCGCATGCCAGCCGCGTATACGGCCGCTTTGAAGCCCAAGACAAGCAGCGTGTGCTTGAGCTGGTGCGCGCTGGCGGCGTGCTGAGCCTCGACATGGGGTTTGATCTCCCCCTACACGTTGCCATTCACCGCACACACACGCGCCGAGGGGCAACCATCATTCTGAGCATCGGGAACAAAAGCCCAAACACCCGATGCTTCACCGTGAGCGACACCGATGCCGAGATTTACCGAATGGTTATCGAGTCCATCAACCATCTCGCGGCCGCAGCAACGCCTGCCGCACATGCGGCATGAGGTGGACGACATGGAACGCACCCTCGCCCAAGCAGCCTCGCAACTCGGCCTCACACGTCCAAAACTGATTGCACTCATGCGGGAGAAAGACCTGCTCAAGGGCAACCTTCCGGCTTACCCAAAACGGGACAAAGAGTATCTGCGGGTCAAGGACGGCACCTGGTATGACGAAAAGTACGGCTTGCAATACAGCCAGTCGACGCGGGTCAAGCAAGCCGGCATCCGCTGGCTGGCTGAAAAACTCGGCATCGACCTACCAGAAATTCCGGCAGACCGCCGTGACGTGGCCTAGGGAATACGCCCGACAGATCATCGCAATGCGGACACGAGAGGAGCGCAATGCCGCGCTCCTTGAGGTGCCCGAGCATCTGCGGGAATTGACCAAACGCCATTGCCTGAATGCCTGGAACCACCCAGCAAGAAACAAACGCAAGGAGGCCACACAAAGCCATGAGTAACGCAACCCAAGCCCCACTGCGGCTACGTCCCGCTCCTGAATCCACAACCATCGAGCTGCTGTACCGCACCTTCGGTGATGTGCTGATTCCGCTTGAGACCGTGCGTGAAAAGTATTTCCGCAACCTCAACGAGCAAAAGTTCGTGATCGAAATCAACAGCGGTCGGATCCAGCTACCGATCACCACACTGGACTCAAGTCGAAAAGCACCCAAGTACGCACACATTCGACACGTTGCATCGCTCATCGATATTCGCGCCTACCAGGCCGACGAAGACATGCAGTCTCAGCAGGACGAGCCAACCGAGTAAGACCTCCCCCAAGGACTGCCACCACCAGTCCGACACTGAACCAGGAGCAAACCAAATGACTGCAATTCAAATCTACGCACTCATCGCCCTAATCACTCTGGCCGGGTTATTAGTCTGGGCCGGCTACATCATGGGCCGTACCGACGGCATGTCCGCAGGCGTGAAACAAAGCGACGACATCCTGCGCGCCGAAAGCGCCAAGACCATTCGCGAGTTAAGGACCTCCCTCGACTTCATCAAGGCCGACCACGCCCACTTGGCGCAATTCAGCAAACGCCTTCAGCAAGCGTTGACGCTCGGCAATTCCGAACGCCAGACGCTACTCGATATCGCCGAAAAGCTCCGCATTGCCGCCGATACGTTCGCCGCCTTCCGCACCGGGAAAAAACTCGAACGCGAAACCCGCGCCCTGCGCGACGAGGCGCTCTCCATGGCCGAATTACTGAAGCCCGCCGAAATAACAGGCCATGCAAAGGTTGAGATGGTGCCGCTCCGCATTCCTCTCAGCACGAACGATGCAGAGAAAGCTGCCGTTTTTTTCCAACAAGACCATCAGGGAATAGCCTCCGCGCAATCAGGAGGTGCCGCATGAGCTGGATACTCACCCATACCGGCAAGCGCTTCGATTTGCTTGAGCCGGACGCCGAAATGATCGATCCGCGAGATATTGCGCACTCGCTGGCTCTTTTGTGCCGCTTCAACGGCCACACCCGCGAGTTCTACAGCGTGGCTCAGCACAGCTGCATCGTCGCCGACCTGGTGCCAGAAGAGCACAAACTTGTGGCCCTGCTCCATGACGCTCCCGAGGCGTACTTGGGCGATATGACCCGGCCACTCAAGCAGTGGATTAGCGCCTTCCAGCACTTCGAGGACTGCATTTGGTGGCGCGTTTGCGACCGGTTCGACATCGCCCCAGAACTCCCCACCTGCATCCACCAGGCTGACCTGATAGCGCTGGCTACTGAACGCCGCGACCTCATGCCAACCGATCCGGCTATCTGGGATTGCTTGGTCGGCATAAATCCTATGCCAGAAACCATCCGCCCATGGTCTGCCGCAGAAGCCCGCAACACCTACCATCAGCGCCTGATGGATCAGCTTGCTATCGAACATCGGAGGAAAGCGGCATGACGCACTCACAGGACAACACACAAGTGCAGGCCGCTTTGCTTCGCGACGACAGTGGGATCGACACGCCTGTAAAAAACAGTCTCTGCTGCGCAGCTGCAGGCATTATTGCTCTTTCCAGCGCCACTGCCGAGGCACTTATACCCCACGAAAAGCTGCGCTGGGCAGCGCTCGCTGATGCAACGCTAAACGCTCAGGAATGCCCGCTCGCGCAGCCTGTCGTGGGGTATAAGCCCCCTACGGCACAGTCGAATGATCTAGACGTTCTGCGTAGCCACATAGAAGCCAGTGAGAGCCAAGCGCAAGCGGTCATGGTTGAGGAGAACGCCAATGCTTAAGCGCGTTCTCAAACACTTCCATATGTGCTGCGGCCTGGGTGGCGGCGCCAAGGGCTTCAACCGGGCCAAGCCTATCGTTGGACATATCCAAGCAGAATGGCAATGCATCGGCGGCGTCGACGTGGACCCAGCCGGCCTGCGCGACTTCCAGCGTCTTTCTGGTGTGCCTGGCACGCTGATGGATCTGTTCACTCGCGACCAGTACACCCGCTTCCACGCTAAAGAGCCGCCACCCAGATGGACTGAGGCGAGCGCCGGTGACCTGCGGAGAGCTGCCAACAACGAGCGTCCGGACGCCGTGTTTATTTCCAGCCCTTGCAAAGGGGCGTCGGGGTTGCTGTCCGAAACAATGAGCCTGACACCGAAGTATCAAGCCCTGAACGAACTGACGCTGCGCTGCATCTGGCTAATGTGTGAGGCGTGGAAGGACGACCCGGTGTCGCTGATCGTCTTCGAGAACGTGCCGCGCCTCGCCACACGTGGACGCCACTTGCTGGACCAGATCAACAAGCTGCTGAACCACTACGGATACGCGGTCGCCGAAACCACTCACGACTGCGGCGTCATCGGTGGCCTGGCCCAGAGCCGCAAGCGCTTCCTGCTGGTGGCCCGCCATATCGTGAAGGTACCGCCGTTCCTGTACGAGCCTGAAAAGAAGACGCTCAAGTCTGTCGGCTCGATCCTCGGCCGCATGCCGCAGGCCGGCGATATCGAAGCCGCTGGCCCGATGCACCGGGTGCCAGCGTTGCAATGGAAAACGTGGGTTCGCCTCGCCCTAGTTACCGCCGGCAAGGACTGGCGCAGCCTGAACGACTTAGCGATCGAGGACGGTTACCTGCGTGACCTGGTGATCGTGCCGGAATACCGCGCCGGTTATCTCGGTGTGCATGAATGGCTGGACACCGCCGGTACCGTAGCTGGGCGCAGCAGCCCAACGAACGGCGCATTCTCGGTTGCGGATCCGCGCGCCAAGGCAGGCGCCCTGCAATACCAGCAATACGGCGTGCGTCGCTGGGACGAAACAAGCGGCGCGGTGATCGGCGTCAAATCGCCCGGGCAAGGGACGTTCAGCGTCGCAGATCCACGGCCGAACTGGAAACGGCACAGCAACAATTTGGCCGTCATGAGGTTTGATCGCCACAGCTCCACCATCATCGCCGGTGGAAAAGGCGTTCAGGGTGGACAACTATCGATCGCCGATCCGCGCCCAGGCATGAAACGCACGAAGGGTGATGCCTACCTGACTGGCGGCCACTACGGCGTTGTCGGCTGGAACGAGCAGTGCGGCGCCGTGTCGGCCAGCGCCAAGCAGGACAACGGGCGCTGGTCGGTCGCAGATCCCCGCATGCCGGAAGCCAACGACCGGTTGACCTGCGTGATTGAGAGCCTCGACGGCACCTGGCACCGGCCATTCACCACGCTGGAGCTGGCTGCGCTGCAAAGCCTGGTCGAACCTGAAGAGCAGTTCGAGCTGGACGGCCTGAGCGATCAGGCATGGCGCGAGCGGATCGGCAACGCAGTACCGCCGGCAGCCGCCGAAGCAATCGCCCATGTGATGGGCACCACCCTACTGCTGGCCGAAGCCGGCGAAACATTCATGCTGAGCAATATGCCGGTGTGGGTGCGCCCTGTTGCAGTTGGATTGAGCGTGAGTCAGATGGAGGAGGCAGCATGAGCGCTGCAGAGAAAATTGATTTTCAAATAACACCAGGCGCTTGGTTCCGCCAAGACCTGCTTTATCCGGTGTTCGGACTCAGCACAGAAGCTGTTCGAAAGTATCGTTCTCGCGGACTGTGGCTGGAGGGCAAGCACTACCGTACAGACCCCGCCAATGTGCTGGTTTACAACAAGGAAGCAATTGAGAAGTGGATGGCAGGTCAACCATGAGTGACAAGATGCCCACAGGTGTCGAGATGAACGGCAAACAGCTGCGCATCTGGTTCATCTTCAATGGCCAGCGATGCCGGGAACCACTGGATGGGATCTCGAAGGTAAACAAAGCTGCGATTGCCTATGCCGACAACAAACGCCGCACAATCCTTGCAGAGATCAAAGAGGGCCGCTTCGACTATGCGGCCCACTTTCCCAACTCTCCCAGGGCAGCAATGTTCACCGGTACTGGGGGCCCTTCTCTGAAGCGCACCGTGAAGGAAGGAATCGATCGATGGCTGGAGGTTCAGCGCGCACTCAAAGCATCAAGTACCGTCGTTAACTATGTCAGCAAGGCAAAGCACGTCGAAAATAAATTTGGCAAACGCCGAATCGTTGACATCAGCAAGAGCGATATAGAGCTGTTTCAAGCGCAACTGCTGAAGCAAGGTCTCTCCCCAAAGACAGTAAACGACATCTTCACTGTCGTCCGAGGCGTCTGGGCTGACGCCTTCGGGGACGGCATTCTGAAAGCCAACCCACTGGACCGGATCAGCAACGTCGGCTCGGACGTCGACCTTGAGCACGCCGACCCCTTCAGCCGCACTGAGATTGATTTGATCGGCAAAGCGGATCCGGACCGACGACCTGATACCAGGATGATTGAGTTCAACTGCTGGGCCGGACTATCGCTATCCGAACTCATCGCACTCGCTGTCGAGGACATCGATCTTGATGCAGGCCTAGTGCAGGTCCGACGCGCGCTGGTCGTGGGCGAGTTCAAAGTCCCCAAAGAACGCTCCAGGGTAAGAGTCGTCGAGCTGATAGACCCCGCCCTCGAACTTATGCGGGAGATCGTGGCCGCCGCCAAAGACGCACAAGCTGAAGAGATCACAGTTATCCAGCGCGACAACATCACTTCCAAGAAAATGAAAGTTCGGTTTCTTTTCCGTAGCTCCACCAGCGGCTTACTCTGGAGCGGTAAAACACTGAGCAACTGGTTTACCGCCCACCTAAAAAAGGCGGAGGTGCGTCATCGCGGGGCGAACCAGTGTCGTCATACCTTTGCCAGCCAGATGCTGTCGAGCTACGTTCCGGTCGAATGGGTGGCCAGGCAGCTGGGGCACGCCGATACAACTATGGTGCGAAAGCATTACGGGAGATGGATACCGAAGGACACCAAGAGCATGGCGGGTATTGTGTCGAAAATGCTGGGATTTAGAGACAACTGATAGAAAGAGGGAGATTCAACTCCCTCTTTTTCAATTGCTAGCGATTATCTGGATGAATCGCTTCCCCAATAACCTCAATAATTTCATTGGCACTCATGCCACGCATCACCAGGTCCCGGCGGATTGGATCAAACGCCGCGTACATACGTGCATACCGTTCGATTGATGGGCAGTGAGAGTTTTTACTAGCGACTTCACTAAACTCTGTAAATCGATTCAGTCGATTTACCATCGTATCAGCGATGCTGAGATATTCCCCTTCGTAGTTTCCATCGTACCCGGCAAACGAAAGCCATGCTTCTGCATGAGGGGTAGATTCGTCGACCCGGGCTTTATCTTCTGGAGACAGCTCCGCATATCCCGCTCCGATAAATGAAAACATGTCGAATACATTACCGACGAAAATCACTTCGTCTGGAGTTTCAATTTCAGGGAACATCATTGGGTAGGCCCAACCCAAAATCCACATGCTGTCAGAGTTGACTGCCTGCTCCACCAACTCGGGATCTACCCCATCCTCAATACCAAGCTTTGCATAGATCTGGCAAAGCATCGTAACCGTCAGTTTTTCCATTGGTGTTGGTCTCAAATCCCTTACTCCTACCTAATTTTTCTCGATCCGATGATTGACGCTCACTTCACCCACAAAGCGTCAGTGGGCCATCATGCACAAAGGTCAGTGAGATAGGAATGATTCAGAGCGTTGAGTGAACCGTATACACCGGCTCAAAGCGGCATGGAAGATCGCATTTATGCCCTAAAAATGCCCTAATCGATGCTACAGAAACGAAAAAGCCCCCGTAATCAGCAATGATTACGGGGGCTTCGTCTTGTTCAATAATGGCGGAGAGATAGGGATTCGAACCCTAGGTACCGGTGAAGGTACAACGGATTTCGAATCCGTCCCATTCGGCCACTCTGGCATCTCTCCAACGGCGCGCATCATAACAACACTTTCGTTGGTTGCGAACCCCCCAAACGAAATTTTTTCCGTGCTATCAGATGCTTGCGTCGATTAAAGCGGTACGCCCAGACGAGCGGCGACTTCTTCGTAGGCTTCGATGACGTCACCGAGGCCCTGGCGGAAGCGGTCCTTGTCCATCTG